GCACCTGGCCTAGCCACCTTACTGATCCCAACGCCGTGACAGTGACGTGGTGGGCTGGCTACGGTGCTGCGGGTTCTGATGTGCCGCAGACTATTCGGCACGCCATGCTGATGCTGATAGGACATATGTACGAGCAGCGTCTTGCTGTGATTACTGGCTCTATCAGCAAAGAAATAGAGTACGGCGTCAAGGCTCTGCTCGACACTTGCAAGTGGGGTTCGTACGCATGATCCGGCCAGGTGAGATGCGTGAGCGTGTCACGGTGCAACAGGCTACCACAAGCACCAACAGCATCGGTGAGACTACGCTGACGTGGACAGACTTGACGACAGTGTGGGCGGCAATCAATGGCGTGCGTTCATCCGAGGCACTGGCAGACGGCCAGCAGGAAATAAGGATCACGCACCGTGTACGCATCCGCTACATCAGCGGATTGACGCACAATGACAGATTTATTTGGCGTGGCCGAACCTTGCAGATCGTGAGCCTGCTTGAATACGAAAACCGATCTGAGCATGTTGCGGTGTGCGAAGAGGTTGAGTGATGGCACGATATGCGAGCGACACAAAGGTTGAGTTTCCTGAGCTTCAAGCTATCAGGGATGAACTTAAAGCCAGGTTTTCGCCAAGCGTCCGTGCCAAGTTTCTTGGTGCAGCACTAAAGGCCGCAACTGATCCAACTGCTAAGGACTTAAAGAACAACACAAAAGCAGCATTTGGCAAAGTCACTGGCAACCTGTATCGGTCCGTCACAAGCGTTGTAAAGAGGTATCCAAAGACAGGCAACGCCGTTGGCCTTGTAGGCTATCGCAAATCGGGAACGTCAAAGCTGATGTTTTCCCGTGGCAATGTGCGACGTGGTGCTGATTATGCCTACCACGCTGGCCTGCTTATTTTCGGAACAAAATCCAGACGCACAAAGCGAAAAGGCATAGCGTCAAGTTACAACTCTCGCGGTTCGTTTTCAATCAAGAAGAAGGCAAAGCGTGGCAAGTATGCTGGCAGCACTAGAGTGCGAACCACGCCTAAATACCCAAAGGCTTTTTTCAAGAAAGGCGAGAAAGGCAGGGGCGTCAATCTTGGCAAGATTCATGGCAATGACGTGCTGATGCGGACGTTTAATCAGAACAAAGGCGAAATACGCAGCAAACTTGCTGAGCAGATGACTGACGTGGTTGAGCGTGCAACTAGATTCCTTCAAGTACGATTCCCGCCAAAGGCCAACCGATGATTTTCAGATCACCTGAGACTGTGGTGCGGAATGCTTTGATGAGTGACGCATCGGTGACGAAGTATGTCGGCCATCGTGTCTTCTATGACTTGGCAGCGTCTGAGGACAGTCTGCCGTTTATCAACTACCGCAGGACCGACATTGAGCGTGAGCAGACGCTGGTGACACCGATGGGCGTTCCTCGTGTGTCTCTAGAGCTGGCGATTTATGCGACGACACGCCTTGAGACACGGCAGATAGCCGATGCCGTGCGTGGCGTTCTGGATGGGTACAGCGGCAGTTTCGACAATACAACGGTGCGGCAGGCAAGCCTAGAAAGCGAAAGCGATGACGTTGTGACGCTTGATGGTTCAGAAATGCCAACCGTCTACGCAGTAACGCAATCCTACGACATTCTCTGGCAGGAGACTTGATATGGCGGTTACGCCACATGACAGCGGTTCAACCTTTGTTTTCGATGGCACGACTTTCACAGTGACCAATCTCACGGTGAACTTCTCCGACGTGAGCGGTGCCACGGATCGCATTGACATTAGCAACCTTGCACAGACGACAGGCGAGACGATCCTCACTCAGGCGCGTCCACTTGTCGGATCAGCTACTGGCGAGACAGGCAAGGAAATCACGTTTGACTATATCGGCATCACGCAGCTCGCAGGCGGCGACAGCGGCTCGTATGCTCTTGGCGGTGACGTGGCACTGTCTGGCAGTGCCACTATAGTAAGCTCGACTTTGACTCTTGCCGTTAACGACGTGGTGCGTGGCAACGCGACTGTGCGGATTTCGTAAGCCGTGGCTACCTATTCGACAGGCATTAGCGTGACTTGGAACGGCACGCCGTTCACTGAGGTGCAGGAGCTGACGTGGAACTACGGCGGCTCTCGTGAGGGGCGTGCTATTGCATGGACGGCCAACCAAGGTGGCGTGTCTGTTACCTGCCTTGGCGGTGCAAACACTGGCATTGCTAACTTCGGGACTCGTGCACAGCTTGTGATTTCTGGTGGCGGTTCTAATCTGACGACGTATGCTGCATGGGAATCGGTAGCAGTAACGCCGCAGCGTAATGGCGTTACTCGCTATACCGTCAGCTTTAGGATTCTGGACAACTAGCATGGGACTTAGCAAAGAGCAGATTCTGGCCGCCGATGATATGGGACTGCTTGAAGTGGCTGTGCCGGAATGGGGTGGCAGCGTTCACGTCCGCGTGATGACGGTAGGCGAGCGTGACAGCTATGAGAATGAGTGGATGGTCAACAAGCACAAAGGCGTAGACAACTTTCGCAGCAAGTTTTTACAACGTGTTCTGTGTGATGAAACTGGCAAGCTGTTGTTTAGTGCTGACGAGGTGGAGCAGTTGGCGACTAAATCAGCTCGTGTGATTACACGAGTTTGGGAAGCAGCGATGAGCCACAACGCTTTAAGTGATGGTGACGTGGAAGACCTCGCAAAAAACTGAATCTGCGGCCTGCTCGTTTGTTTCTCTTCAGGCTGGCCGCACAACTCGGCATGACAGTGGCAGAGCTATGCGAAAGAATGACCAGCACAGAACTGAGCGAATGGATGGCGGTGCACCGCTACTTCATGCCGCTACAAGACTCGTGGCATCAAACTGGCGTGCTTGCGGCGTCAGTGCTGGCACCGCACAGAGGAAACGGCAAGCCAGCAAAGCCTGCCGACTTTGTGCCAATCGAGCAGCCGCCTCAACATCCTGTGCAGCGAGAGGAAACGCTGCGAGAACTCTACCAGCAACTGCGAGGTGAGTGATGGCCGCCGGACCCGGCCTTGCAGTAAAAATGACTGCCGACACTGCGGGGATTTCCCGTGGCGTCAGTAGAACAGAGAAGCTGCTAGGACAGATGACACGTTCCACAAAGCAGGCCACGTCTGCTATGCGTGGACTTGTTGCCATTGAAGTCGGCAAAGCATTTGTGGCTGGATTCAGTGCCGTCACACGCACCGTCACGTCAGCGGCAAACGCGATCGGCAACTATGTCGAATCCGTGCGGGAAAGTGCACAAGAGCTAACGTACCTTTCCCAGCAGGCTGGCACCAACGAGCAGGTGCTGCAACGCATGGCAGCAGCTACCGCTACTGTCGGCATAGATCAAGAGAAGCTGGCCGACATCCTAAAGGACGTGAATGATCGTGTCGGTGATTTCCTGCAAACTGGTGCTGGGCCTATGGCCGACTTCTTTGAGAAGATTGCACCGCAGATTGGCCTTACTGCTGATGCCTTTAAAGGGCTATCAGGGCCAGAGGCATTGCAGCTTTATGTCAATGGCTTGCAGCGTGCAAACCTAAATCAACAGGAATTCACTTTTTACCTTGAGGCGATCGCGTCTGACGCCACTCGTTTGATTCCCCTGCTGCGGGATGGCGGCAGGGAAATGAACGTACTCGGTGAACGTGCCGAACGTCTTGGCATCATCCTTGAGACGGATCAGGTGCAAGCCATAAACAAGATGAATCGTGCACTGGGTATGGTGCAGAAAACATTCCAAGGAATCACAGGCCAGGTGGTTGCTACGCTGGCACCAGCGATCACCGAAATGACAGAGGAATTCTTGCGGTTTGTTGAGGGGTTTGAAGGCGTCGGCGGTGCAGGTGGCAAAGGACTTGCGAGAGCAATCGTTGACGTTTCCCTAAGTGGAATCGAGACGTTTCTGTCTATTGTCGAAACAGTTGGCAAGTCGCTTATTTTCTTTGCCGAAAGCGTCTACGCAGTAGCCAGCAAGATTTCCTGGCTTGTGCCAGGCTTTCGTGGTCCTGCCGATGGTGCTGGTGCAGGTGGTGGCGGCGGTGGTGGCGGCGG